CAGCAACAGGATAAACACCACTACCAAAATATCCTTCATAATTACTATTAAAAGAAATAACAGAAGTTGAGTGCCAAGTTACAAAACTAAATTTTCCACTGTCTAAAAAATTATAAAGATAAGCATAACCATTACTAGCAAATGGACTACTTCCTGAGTTTGGTGGTGTCATTTGACTAATCATACCTATACTTGTTGATTTTTGTTCTCCAAAATTACCTACATTGGCATATTGATTAGCATATTGATAACTTGATGTTTTAAAAGAACTACCACTATCAGTTGAAACCCTAAGTCCTAAAGAACCAAAATCTGTTGCACTAGAAAAACTATGAGTAGTTATAAAATGCACATTGTAATCCCCAAGATTTGTAAAATCTACACCTGCAACTGCACCACTAACAGTTTGAGTTTCAATTAATTCTAATTGTCCAAGCTGTGGTGTCCATTTATCTGCTCTATCTAAGTTATAAATATCTTTAGGAGAAAATATTCCTTTATTATTAAATGCACTTTGTTCTGGTCCTTCTGGTATGTATCCATATTCACTCATTTAAACCACCCTGTACAATGTAAAAGTTCCTGCTAAAAGATTGCCATTAGGACTAAAGAAATTAATTCCATCTCTAGCAGTTCCTGTTTGTTTATATATTGCCCCACCTTGTACCCCATTATTTTCTATTGATGAGCCAGAATAATATCCTGTACCCTCAGCACTTATAGAAGCATACTCTGTAGTTGATGAAAAGTTGTAAAGATATAAAAGTCCATTAGTTTTATTTGTTGTAGAATTTTGAAAATAACTTGTAGCAAAAAAACTACTATCACTATTTGTTGCAAAATATGCAGGTGTTGTACCAGATTTTAAAAGTAGATTTGCCCAACTATAATCACTTGCACCAGATTGAGCAGTCCCACTAATAGTTACTCTTGCTCTTAGCTCTGTATTAGTAATACCTTGAACATTACTAACAGCAACAAAATACACATCATCACTATCTATGCCTGTTAAGGACACACTAGCTACTGAACTTGTTACTGTATTTGTTGCTACTTGTACTAATTGTCCTGCCATTAGCTATCAACTCTCAATCCATAAGTTCTAATCTCTAATCCAAAAGTTCCACCTTGACTAGGTTGTAACTGTATTCCTGTTGCAGAGCTTGTATTTTTAGCAACTGCTATTCCTTTAAAACCATTAGTGGCAAGTCCTGAGGGTGCATAAGTTGACATACTTTGGTCAAGAAAAAATGTATAAGAACTACTTGAAAATGGATTAAATACATATAAATTTATACTTGATTGGTCTGCAACAGTACCACTTGCCCAATCTAAATATGGAAAAAAACTATTGTTTTGTCCCCTGCCTTGATGAAAAGTAGTGTGTGAATTTAAACCCTCATAAGCAAAATCAAAAAGTTGTGGAATAATTGAGCCACTACTATTAACAAGTCTTAAAGACATACCACCTGTTGCACTAGCTAAAGTTCTTTTTATTTGTAGATTATAAATATCAAAATCTGCATTGAATAAATCATTTGTTATTGAGGAAGATGTTCCATTAGCAATAGTAGTTTCATTAATTAATCTTAGGTTACTCATATCTGTTTTACTCCATAGAGTTTTATAGTGGCTTTTGCAATATTGCCTATAAAACATTTAACTCTTATTGCATTATGAGTTTCAGCAGTTGGTTTTACACCACCACCAAAAAACATTTCATAAGTTGCTGATGAATTAAAATTAGTTGTTTGAGTTGTGAGAAAACTATATTTTGAATTGTCTAGCAAGTTATATAAATAAGAATAACTATTGCCAATTTCACTAGTAGATGTACCTATTGAACTAGCTATAAATATAGCACCTGCACTTGAACTTCTATTTTCAGGAAAACTACCTGCTGATGTTCCATTTTGTATTGCATATATATAACCACTAGATAAAAATGTGCTACCACCATCATTTGAAAATTGAATAACACCAAAATCATTATCACTTGCAGGTTGCATACCATTTAAAGTTAAAAAATGAACATCATAATTTTTTAAATCTGTAAAATCTACAGCAGAAGTAGTTGTACTAATTACTTGTTCTGCAATAAGTTCTAATGAGCCACCCCAACTACCATCTTTAGTAAGTTGTAGTATTTCACTAGGTGTATATAAACCTGTATTCTTTTTTACATCATTCGGTTGTGTGCCTATGTAGGGCATAAATTACCCCTCTAAGTTTGTCGTAAGAATGAAACGTTATATTCTGCACTAGAAGCATCAGAACATAAACCTTGCAATACATCCCCAGTTTCTAATGTAATTTTTGTTGTAATCTCAATAGTTGTACCGAATGGAAGTGATACATCATTTAAGATGTGCCTTAAACTTCCACCTGATTTTGTAACACTTAAATCTATTGTTACATCTGCACTAGAGCCACTTACATTGGACACTAAGATACCAATAACTGTTTCAGTAGTAGATGAGGGTACTGCATCAATAATATCTCCTGCTGAAGTACCAAGTACACCTTGTACTGAATGTAATGTATCTGCCATATTTATTCCTTTCCTATGATAAAGCCAATACTAAACCTAGACTAACACCCGATGGTATTGCAGCTATTTCTGTATCTATTGCATCTTTAACCGCTGCGGATGTTGGTATGGTTGTATCATTGTCGTTACTTGATATGCCTTCTGATTCGGTTACTAAAGTTGCAGCAGCAATTTCGGTTGTTGTTATTGATAAACTTAATTTGGATTGGTCAATAGCCGCAGCTGCATCTATATTTGCATTTGTTAATGAATCAACATCTAATGTATAAGTATTTGAAGCATCATCATAATTACCAGTTAAAGCAGTACCAGCTTGAAATAAATCATTAAATCTGTCATCAATTCTTTCGTTTGTTGAAAACAGATTAGTTGTACCTTCTGTAATATCATCTGATGTTCCAGATAGTTCAGATAAAGCATCTTTACTTTCTACTTGTGAATCTACATAAGCTTTAGTTGCTGCATCTTGTGCTGAAGTTGGGTCTGACACGCTTGTTAATTTATTACTGTTTATGTTTAAATCGCCAGTTGGTCCACCAGCTGCAAAAGTTTGGTCAACTGTTACGCTATGTGGGTTAGAAGTATCTGAACTATGAGAAGTTAAATCTCCAGAAGTTGCTAAACCAGCTTCACTTGCAGTTTGGTTAATCCACACTGAACTTGTTGAATCGTAAGCTAAAACTTCATTATCCGCTACTGATGTAATAGTTACATTAGATAATTCTCCTAATGTATCTAATGTTAACAATTGTGTGTCAACATAATTTTTTGTTGCAGCATCACTTGATGCAGATGGTTCGCCTACATTAGTTAGTTTTGCAGTACCTGCATCTAAATCTTCAATTAATGTAAGTGTATGTCCAGTCTTAATGGTTACTGTTAAACCAGATGAACCCGATAAACTATCTACGCTTAATTCACTCATAAAATTCTTAATCTTCCTTCTACTGTTAAAGTATTTCCACTATCTATTGTTATCGGTGCAACTAACAAATAGTTTTCCCCACTAGGTAGTGTTTTATCTTCTGCTATATTAGTACCATTTTTGATAACACCTTGTTTTTGTACGCCTTCAATTCCAGCATCAATATTATTTAAAGCAGCTTCACTAAGTGGTGTTACCCCAGCTTGCCATGTTTGCTGCGTATAATATTCTCCTACGTTAGCCAATGGTATCTGTCCTCTCTATCTGTATCGATTCTACCGCAGTTTTTGTACGACTATACAAAACTCTTGCAAATAATATTCCACTATCTGTTGTTGCAGATGCAAAAGTACCACTAAAAAAACCTATTTCTTCTATTGTGCCTACTGCTTCTTCTGGCGCTACATATAGATTAGTTATTGTGACACCAGTACCACCAGCTATTTGTGATGTTACTGCTTTTCTAAAAGTTTCATTACCTAAAGTTGTGTCAGCAGCATTCGGTGTAGTGTTGTCCGAACCTATTGCAACATATTTTATTTCGCAGTCAAGTATGCTTTCTCTTAATGCTTCTGCTAGTAAGTTCTTACCAGCTGATGTGATTAAATTAGTTAAATCAGTTTCATCTATTAAATTGTTATCTTTGTCAAAAGCTTTTATTTTTAATGTGCCTTGCCAATTTAACATACTACTAAACTCCCATCTACATAAGTTGAACCACTAGGTAATGGACATGCCAATACTGTTTCAACATCTACTTCAGATATACTAGCAGTTTCTGTGCCACCATCAGCTCTAACAACTAACACTTCTTCTGTATCTATGTTTTCTGAAATTTCAATAAAAGCATCACTAATCTTGTCATCTATATCTCTTATAAATGATTCAAAAGTATATTCTGGTGGAGATGCAACGCACTTAACATCATAGAAGGTAATACCATTTCTAAACCTTATACGTATATGGTCAATAAGATATATTCCAGATATATCTTGGTCAACTAATTCAAAATCTAAAACTTGTCCAGCTCTTAACCTCTCTGGAGTATTTTTTGTTGTAGTAAAACTAAGTAATGTACTTGTTTGTGCAAATCTATCTAAGTAACTTGCAGCTACATCTATTGCAGCTTCAGAACCTTTAATGCCAGATTGTGTAGTTGCAGCATCGACAAAACCAGTTGTGCTACCACCTTCAAGTGCTGCTATTCTATCGACTTCTGCATCATCTCTAGCTAATGCTACTAATTGATACTGACCTTTATATGTTACGCGTATTGAATCAGAACTTCCTATAGGAGTATCGGTAAACTCTTGTACTAACTCTGTTGAACCTAAAGCAATATACCATTGTTGACCAGTATCTGTTCCTCTAATTCCTACTGTTTGAGTTACATATCCAGAACCAGTATTAAGTTCTACTGTTGGTATTTCGTTAAATGGATAACCTACGTTAAATGTCTGTCTTGTACCATCCCCAACAAAAAACTCTTCTTGCGTGTCAGTTACGTTTTTAACATTCGTTACGAACTGGCTATTCCTGTATTTAAAGTTTGCTTTATCAAAAAATGGCATAGGATTTGTAAGAACATCTCCATCACGAATTGAGAAGGGTGCATCATTAGAAGTACGTTCATAAAAATTAAGCGCTTTATTTTCATCAACATACCAAACTGCATTCGTGTATTCAGATAAAGTTCTTAATGCTCTATCTCCATTGACATAGTTAAAAACCATTTGGTCAACAACTGCTAAATCATCTATGTTGCCCGCAGTTATACCTTCTGCACTAAAAATGTTACTAATCAAATCTCTGACTATATCTCCAGCAGTTGAGTTTGTATAGCCACGTGCAACTATTCTTTTATCTACAAAAAAGTGGTTGTCTGCGCATTGTAACTTCCAGATTCTTTGTGTAGGACTTATTAGTTGTGCTACTGGTTTAATAATTACTCCCTTAAATGCTATATCTCCATTAGTATCGGTAACTTGTACTGATTGAAATGGCTCAAAATCAAAAAAAGAACCACCAGCTTTGTCATCAAATATATGAATGATTGCACTTGACCTACGTTCTGCGTTATCATCAATGGTTAGTTTATTTTCT